AACTTATTACGGAAGAAATTTCAAGCGTTAAATTTATCACCGAAGGAAAGGGTGCTAAAAAGAAAATGTATATTGAAGGAGTTTTTCTACAAGGAGATCTCAAAAATCGTAATGGTAGAATGTACCCAGTAGCAACTCTTGCAAGAGAAGTTGGAAGGTATAATGAATCCTTTATTGGTAAGGGTCGTGCACTTGGAGAACTTGGTCATCCAGAAGGCCCAACTGTAAATCTTGATAGAGTTTCTCATAAAATTACTTCACTAAAACAAGAGGGAAATAATTTTATTGGTAAGGCACAATTACTTGAAACACCTATGGGTAAAATTGCAAAATCTTTAATCAATGAAGGTGTCACTCTTGGAGTATCTTCTCGTGGAGTTGGATCACTAAAAGAAGATCGAGATGGTTGTAAGGTTGTTGGTGAAGATTTTCAGTTAGCAACTGCTGCTGATATAGTAGCAGATCCTAGTGCACCAGATGCTTTTGTGAATGGTATTATGGAAGGAAAAGAATGGGTTTGGGAAGGTGGTTCACTTCGTGAGGAACTTGTTGAAAAAACTCAAAAAACAATTAATACATTAGTTGATCAGAAAAGATTAGAAGAACATAAGTTGGATTTATTTAATAATTTCCTCTTGAATCTTTAAGTTCTATAAATAAATACAGATTAAATTAAAAATATCTAAATGTCCGTTGGTACCGATTTACAAGAAATGGAAAACGTAGTAACTAAAAATGCTGCAGCTGGAGAACCAATGCCAAGTCTAACTGGGTCAACCCCTGGTCAAACTGGTGCTGTTGAAGATCTAGGCGGCCCTACTCCACAAAATTACAAAGCTGATGATAATTCAGCAAAGTTAAATACACCTGGAAAAACTTTATCACAAGTTAGGGATGTAGTTAATAAAAAAGCAGCTAAGGCAGATCCTACACCTAGTGGTGTTAAGGAAGAAGAAGAAAAACCTGAAGATCAGGTTGTTTCTGAAGAGGAAACTACAGAAGAGGAAATCGTTGCTGAAGAAGAAACTACTGAAGAAGAAGTAGTTGCTGAAGAGGAAACTACCGAAGAAGAAGTAATTGATGTTGAAGAAGATATCAATGCTCTTATTGCTGGTGAAAAACTTTCTGAAGAATTTCAGGAAAAAGCACGTACTATTTTTGAAACTGCAATTAAGTCTAAAGTTTCAGAAATTAAGGAAGAACTTGAGAAGGAGTATGAGCAATCATTAACCGAACAGGTTGAAACTATCAAAGAAGAAATTACTGATAGAACTGATGCTTATCTTGAGTACGTTGCTGATGAGTGGATTGCAGAAAATCAACTCGCAGTAGAACATGGACTTAAAACAGAAATGACCGAATCATTCTTAGTCGGAATGAAAAGTCTTTTTGAAAATCATTATGTAACAATCCCTGAAGAAAAATATGATGTTCTCAACAGTATGGTTGAGAAATTAGATGAAATGGAAGATAAACTCAACGAGCAAATTAATAAAAATGTTGCTCTAACAAAGAGACTTGCGGAATCAACTTCCGATGTAATTCTTGCAGATGTATCTGAAGGTCTTGCACTTTCCCAAAAGGAAAAACTTGCTTCTCTTGCTGAAAATGTTGAGTTTGATAGTGAACAATCCTATCGTGAGAAACTAGGAACATTAAGGGAATCTTATTTCCCAGCTAATCCTGGAACTCAGAGAGACAAGACAGAAACAATTTCAGAAGGTACGGCAGAGGCACCTAAGACAAATTCAAGTCTTATGGAAACCTACTTACAGACATTGGGAAGAGTCTCTAAAAAATAATTTTTAAATTATTGATCAAACTAAAACTTTTAAAGAGGTAATTTTAAATGCAAGCCCCTATTAATTCAGAGGCTCTGCAGGAGAAATGGGCACCCATCCTAGATCATGATGGTATGGGTGATATTAAAGATCACCATCGTAGAATGGTAACTGCTCAACTCCTGGAGAATCAAGAACAAGCACTCAGAGAGGAAAGAGAATTTCTTTCTGAAACACCAACTAACAGTACTACATCTGGTGCCAATCCAGGCTTAGGTGCTGCCACAACAGGTGCAATGCAAGGTTTCGACCCTGTACTAATTTCACTTATTCGTCGTTCAATGCCAAACTTGGTCGCATATGACCTTGCTGGTGTTCAACCAATGAGTGGTCCTACTGGACTTATTTTCGCAATGCGTTCACGCTACTCTTCAAATAGTGGCACAGAAACATTCTACAATGAAGTAGATTCCGCTTTCTCAGGACAGAATGAAGGTTTCGACCTTACTAGTGGTCAAACTCAAACAGCTGTTGGTTTAGGTACTACTGCACAGAGTGGTTCAAATCCTGGTGCTCTAGATGGTACATTCCCACAAACTGGTGATGGTACTACCTACAACGTAGGTCAAGGTATGCGTACAGACGACGCTGAAGATCTAGGTACATCTGGTGATAACTTTAACGAGATGGCATTCTCAATCGAGAAAGTTACCGTTACTGCGAAGTCCAGAGCACTAAAGGCAGAGTACAGTTTAGAACTTGCTCAAGACCTTAAGGCAATCCATGGATTGAATGCTGAGGCTGAATTGGCAAATATCCTTTCAACAGAGATACTTGCTGAAATCAACAGAGAAGTTATCAGAACAATCTATAACGTTGCTGTTCCTGGTGCTCAAGCAAACACTGCATCTGCAGGTACTTTCGACTTAGACATCGACTCTAATGGTAGATGGTCAGTTGAGAAGTTTAAAGGTCTCATTTTCCAGATGGAAAGAGATGCCAATGCTATCGCACAAAACACTCGTAGAGGAAAGGGTAACATGATCCTTTGTTCTGCTGATGTTGCATCTGCACTAACAATGGC